TCTGCACGATCTGTTCACGCTGCACGTTCGGGTGCATCGACTGTCCGCTGTATGTTTCGAACGCGATGCGAAATTCTGTCGTCGTCAGTTCAGCAGCGCGCGATCTGATCAGCGGCTTCAAGTCGAGCCCCCACGCGTCAGTGTGCTGCGTGTAGCACGCGCGCACGTGTGCTGCGATGCTTGTGATGATGTTTTCGCTGATCATGTCGTGTGATGTGTTGTGCGCGCGTCAGATTCGAACTGACGCGCGCTGTGTTGAAGTTCAGCCAAGGTTCGCGAGACACCGAGGACCGAAGCCAGATTTGATTGATTCGGGAACAGTCAGCTTGCGATTGCACGCGCAGCAGCGTCCTTCGTGCCAGACTTCGACTTGCGAAGCGACGTTCTGCGGCTTCGTCTGAAGCTGTCGCAACGTCCACGCGATCGCAAGATACGCGACGCTGCTTCGCTCCTTCACGCACGACTTCGCAGTCAAACGAATGTCAAGCAGACCCGTCGACTTGTCGCGAGTCATCAGCCCAAGGTAGCTATAGCTTCGCCAGTCGCTGTTGTCGCTGCCCGTAAGAAGCTGAACGAAGAACACGTCTTCTTCTCCGTCTTTCGCTTTGATCTTGAACGTGCGTCTTTCGCCAGTAGACTTCGATTTGATCGTGACAGTGGCGTTGCCTGCTGTCAGCGCTTTCAGTTGAAAGTCAGCTTCGATCTGATGCGGGTCGTCGCACTTGACGTCGACGTCGTCGTTCACGTGTTCTTCGAACGCTGCGACGGCATCGTCGTTGTTCTTCGCTTTGCGTGCGTAGTGATTGATGTCTTCTTTGACGTCAGTGTCATCGTGAAGCGCAGCACGAAGCGCATCAGCTTCTTGCAGTCTGCGATGACGAACACCGCCCGAATCGGTCGGACGATGCTTCTTGTCGTTCGCTTCGCTTTCGTCAAGAAAGTTCAAGCGTGCTTCAGCTTCTGCGCGATCCGCAAATTCGCGTTCGATGCCGTGCTGCGTGCGGCTGTGATATACGATTTTCATGATGTGATGTGATGTTCAGTTTGATGTGATGTTCTGATTCTGACGAAGCGCTTCATGCTGTGCGCGATACCCGCTGTCACAGTTCAGTGACAGTGTGATCAGTGCGATTGTCAGCAAGAAGTTCTTCATGTGCTTTGATAATGTCACAGATTCTTGTTCTGCACAACATTTTTTTCGATTATTTTGAAAAAAGTTTCAAACGAGTCTTCACAGCAATGAATGCACCTTCAAAAAGGAATCGCGCAGTTCTGACGACATTCTTCGCAGCAATAGCAGATCGTAGCTTCTTCGTCTTTCAACAGATACGGATCAGGACATTCTTGGGCGACAGCGCTTGCTTTGTTTCTGTGACACTGTCCGCACATTTCGACTGACACGTCTTTGAAGCAGAAGCCGACACCTGTGACTTCTTCAGGCGCGTTCTTCACTGCGCGCAGCTTCTTGATCGCTGACATCATCGCTTCGCGCTGCGAATACATGTTGATCGTGAATTCGACATCGTTCACTGTGAACTGCTGCACGCGTCGTTCACGATACGCTGTGATGCGCAGCACGTCGATGATGACATGATCTTGCGTCGAATCGTTCGCGAACGCATCGACAAGTTCATCGTTCGTGTGAATCTGTCGCTTCTTGCCGATCTTCAGCCTCTTGTGAATAATCGGATCAGACAAGTCGTTCTGAATCATGACGCGCTTTTCGCCACGCCACTTTCCAGCGACTCTGATGCGTCGTGTGTTCATTCGATGTCATCAGTGTTTTCGATCATCTTGAAGCGCGCTGATGTCTCTGTGTGGGGCAGCACGCGCATCTTCGCTTCGTCGTTCTGATCGATCTTGATCTTGTGGACGATGCCATTCCTCATGAAGCACCATGCTTCTTTGTCAGATCGCAGTACAGCGAATTCAAAATTCGGATCATGAAGCGCGCTGTCGATCATGCACAAGTTTTCTTCGATCGTCAGCACTTCGTCGATGTCGAGGCAGTGACCCATCAAAAGTGCAGGACGTTCGACTTCTGGGTCTGTTGGCTGAAGCGTCCACGCGACGCGCGACTTGTCTGGTCGTAGATCGCACTTGCCCATCGCATACATGCACAGGTACTCGCGACAGATCGTGGGTCGCTGTTCGTAGATGTCGCAGCCGTTGTTCGCATGTTTGCATGTCACACATGCAGACTTGACGCCTCCGATCTGTTCTTTCTCTGCTGCGTTCAGCACGCTGTCTTCGATCGCTGGAGCAGTGCAGCAGAACGTGCAGTCGCCGCATTCGTTGACGCGTGCTTCTTCGACGTTGCCCGTCTTCAGCGCGCGAATCATCGCAGCACGTTCTTTCTTCTTCTTGTTTCGTTTCATGATGTGATGCTTCTCCATTCAAGTTGATTCGTGTCGTCGATCCAGCACGACGCTTCGCACGCTGACAAGATCGCATCGCGATCGTCTGCTGTCAGCAAGACTTCAGTCGTGACAGGCACGCGAGAAGCGCCGCCGCAGATGCCTGCTGTCGCAGCGCGCACGTTCAGTTCATCGTGCTTTGACTTCCAGAAGACGACACAATCGCGCGCTGCATCGAACAGCGCGAACGTGTCTGTGTTGATCAGTGTCGCTGGCATCAGTATTGATCAAGATCGTTGTTCACTGCGCGATCGACGATGCGAAGCGCAAGTTCGATGATGTCGTCTTTGCGATAGCAGAATTTGCTGTCGCCGACTTGCCAGTTCATTTCGTCGTGCGCTGCCGCATACCACGAACGAACGTGCTGATCATACCAGAACTGCACGTAGTAGCCATGATCGTTGTCGAACGTCATGATGTAGCCGTTCAAGTCTTCGTTCTTGCTGACGCGCACTGCGACGCCTGCTTCTGTTGTGTGATTGATTTTCATGATGTGATGTGATGTTGTATTTAGATTCTCGCAGATTCTTGTTCGAATGCAACAGCAATCGACATGATTTTTGAAAAAAGTTTCAAACGTCTGGACACGAAAAAACCGCCAGCCCGAAGGCTGACGGTTTTCGTGATTCGTCAGATGGGAGTCTTTGACGAAATCTGTGTGCGTAGAATTACGCGTCGTAGTCACGACCCATGACTGCATAAGGCAGCGAAGCAGAAGGAGTCTCCATCGGCTTGAAGTCGCGACGGAACGAGGCGACGACGATGTTGACTTGCTGCTGAACATCACGATCGATTTCGACCGTGAAGCCTTTGCGCACGCCCATGATCCAAGACGGACGATGGACGATGTAGATCGATCCTTTCGTCTCTGTGACGCCGTCATGAACGCCAGAAGCATTCAAGTCTTCACGAATGCGTGAAGACACGACGATCTTCGAACCGTAGAGAGTCGGAGCAAGACCGGAAGAAAGACGCGCAGTTGCAGCGTTGCCAGTCAGATCAGCAGTCAGCGTTTCAGCAAGACCGATGAAGTCAGCGTATCCTTTAACGCCGCAAAGAATCAACAGTTCGTTCGGACGAATGCCCCAACGACCCATGTCTTTCTTCAGCGTCAAGATGTTCGTGTCGCTGATCCCGCCAGTAGAGAGCGAACGATCGAGTGACCCGCCAAGTGCAAGCTTGCGAATGCCGTTGAACAGTGTCATCGATCCTGAAGCAGTCGCGTCAGAGTCCTGATGTGTTCCGGCAGTGTCGCCGTTGACGATCGCGTCTTCAAGTGCGTCAGCAGCAGCAGATGCAAGATTCTCTGTCACCATGCCAAGCACAGGAACGACCGCATCTTCTTCTGCCTCATAGCTGAAGTTGGTGCGACCGATCAGCTTCTGCGCAGTCAATGTGACGTTGTCAGTGCCGGGACTTGATTCGGTAGGATTCGATCCGGGATTCTCGCTGCCCTTGTAAAAGGTCGGGCGAGTCGTGCGAATCGGAAGCTGGAACGACGGCGTCGGCATGTCGATCTCACTTGAAATGAATTCTGAAGCCAGCGGACTATCGAGATACATGCGGTTGAGCAGTTCACTGGAAAGATCGGTGGCGATCAGTTCAGCGCCTTGATTCGACGTGCCAGTCACAAGTGTCTTTTCTCCGTAGAGAATAGACTTTCGAAGTGATTCGACTTGGCGATGACCTGACGATGCCGCGTGCTTGAGGGTGCTTTCAGCGATGCCGTCATTCTGAATCGCCTGAATCTGATGTTCTTTCAGACCCGGAGTTGCGTTCATCATGATGTTCAGCAACTGCTTCTCTGCGACGTTCAAGTTTCCTGCACGATGCTCGGTAGGAAATTCGACAACAACGCCATCAGGCGTGTAGCCTACGCCAGCAGATTTGCTGAACTGATTGCGACTGCCTTTGTTCTCGAAAGATTTCTTCAGGTCAGCAATAGCTGCTTCGAAGTCTTCTTTGGACACACTGTCGGAAGGCTTGAACGACTTCATGCCTTCTTCGATCGCATTCTTGATGTCGACATCGTTTCCGTTTCCACCAAGGGCTTCAGCGATTGCGCTTTTGATGTCGTCGGGCTTGACAGTTTCAAGCTTGTCAAGACGATCAGTCAAAGTCTTCACGACCTCTTCTGTCACGCCTTTGTCTTTCACTGCTTCAGTGACGCTATCAAAGACAAGATTCTTCACTGCATCAGCAGTCAGCGAATCGTCATCATTAAGGTCAACGCTGCGCGCATTCTTGAAGTGTGCGTCGACGTCAAAGTCAGGAGCCAGAAGCTTGCTGATGTCGTCTCCGTTGTCTGTCGCTTTCATCAAAAGCGCAGAAAGTTCTTCATTTTCGTTTTGAGTGCGATCTGCTGATGCTTTGACATTCAGTTCACGCATCCGTTCGACTTCTTTTCGAGTCAGTTTCATAGTATTTTTGTATCGGTTGCTTTGTTTGAAGACCGCACTTCACGGCTTCGACAATTACAGCGTTCCTCGTTTCGGGTGCGCGTCCAGTGATTTCTTCAAAGAATTTGAAAAAATTTTCAAATCAGAACAAAGAAAGCGCCAGTCCGAAGACTGACGCTTTCCATTTTTCGCGGTTGGAACGACACAGCGAAGAAGAAGTCGTTCCTTTGCAGAAGTGTTCAATCGTCTTCGACTTGCACGATTTTGGTGATCAAAACTCCTTTGCGAATTTTACCACCTGACATCAGCGCAGCGTTGATCGGTTCGATGTTCGAATCACTGTCGATCTGCATCAGACGATACTTCGTGTCAGGATTCAAACCAGTGATGACGCCTTTGTCGTCAGCAGTTGCTTCAACTACGTCAAGCGCAGCAAGACGCTTGTCTGATGCTGCGGGGAAAGTTTCAAGATTCAGCTTTCGCGCTTTGTTCTTCGGAACTTCCGCTGCTGCTGTCTTCGCTGTGCTGACTGTGACAGAAGACACAGTCGATGTCGTTTTCTTCGGCATGATTATTTGTAGTTCAGCTTCATTCGCTTGAACGCAGTCTTCGCGTCTTCGACAGACACGCTTCGTGCTTCGAACAGTGCATCAGGATTCGCTGGCACTGCGACAAGACTGATTTCGAAAAGTTCGATTTCTTCGACCAGTCGCGGATTGTTGTCACTGAACTTGAACAGACCTCCGATGCTGAATGCTTTCAGATGACCTTCAGCGATCAAGAATCGAATCTTGCGAAGTTCAGGTGCGTTCGACACTGCCGCTTCTACTTCAAGACCTCGCTGCGAAGAACGCAGCTTCTTGAATGAACCAGCAATGTTGTTCACGCTGTTTTCATGATCTGTCAACATGACAGGATTCTTCAAGAACTGGCGAATCGTTTTGTCGAATGCGTTGTCGCCGATGACGTCGCCGTCGCGATCTGCTGGCGTCACTGTTGAGAACGTAGACGCAAGACCATCAAGCTTGATGTCTCTGAAGTCCACGACTCGCTTCATGTCGTCTTCCACAGAAGTCGCAGATTTTTCGAATTCTGTGCGTGTGTCAAAGTGCTTCAGCGTGCCTCGTTCGAAGACAGGCGTCGCATTCATGTCGTGAGCTTCTTTGAAGTCAGTCGCGCACACAGTCTGATCAGTTACGATCAATACCCCGTCACTATTTGGGACACACAGACGCGTGAAATCGTCGTCTGTCTTCATCGCGTAGAACCGATCACCTTTGCGATCTTCACATACGATGAACTTTTCAGAGATAATCGCAGAACTGCGCGTCGAAGACGATTTTCTCTTTTTGCCGATACGCAGACGACGATTGTCGATTGCATTCTTCTTGACGCGTAGTCGTGGCATGATTTGAAAATTGTTTCAACGTCGACTGACGATGATTCGCCGTTCTATTCGTCAGCGTCGTTCGCTTCAAGTGCATCGACCAGATCAGCTTTCTTCGTGCCGTCAGGCACGATCTGATCTTCTTCGTCAAGCAGCGCGTTTCGTGCGTCGATTTCAGCTTTCAGTTGTTTGACGGTCAGTTCTTCGTAGCTTTCAATCTCTTCTTCGGCGTCGACATCAGCATCTTCGTTCTTGTCGACGTCAACTTCTTGCGCGACGCGTGATGCTTCAGATGGTTCCCATACAGTGCCGCCGCTTCGTGCGTCAGCGACCTTTTCAGTATTCGTTCCCGCTGGCTTCACATTGCGTTCTTCAGCTTGAACCCATTCTTCAAAATTGTATCGATCATCTTCACGAACGCAGTCATACTCGCTTTCAGTCAGCGTGATTGTTTGCCCGTTCTTGACGGTCCCGAATCGTCCGATGCGATCATCGGCCCCTTTGTAAACGACTTGTGCGTATTTCATAAGAATGCAGAAGAATTCAATGCAGTGCTTTCAGTGTGCTACGTTTCGAAGTCGTGTCCAGCAAAAAAGTTCAATACACGCTGATGTCAAGATCGCCGTCGTCGCTGATGTTGTCGACTTCAGTTTCGCTGATCAGTTCGTAGCCTTCACTGATCAGCTTGTCTGCGATCTGTCTTTCGACAGACGGGATGTCAGGCGACTGTTCAGCTTGTTCGACGTAGAAAGAAATCACACGCGATCGCTGATCGATCATTTCTTTCAAGATTTCTCGATCGTTTGTCAGTTCGTCGCGCAGTTCATCAGTAGCGCCGACGATGTATCCATCTTCGCTTGTGTCATCTAGTGTGATGACGAACCCTGTTTCTTCGTTCTTCAGTAGTATCATAATCATTCAGCTGTTCGTGCCGCAGCGACAACAACATCGTCGACATATTCATTGCGTAAATTTCCAAGCACGAACTTGAACCATTCAGGATCAGATCGTGCGAAGCCGATGGGATCACTATACAGCATTTCTGTTCCGACTGTCATGACTTCATTCGACAAGTGATTCTTCGGATCATACTTCGGCAATTGTTCGTCATACAGCAAGCTTGGCGAACCGCGTTCGTTCTCGCGATAGAACTTGCTCCCGTAGTATGACAGCGTTTCGCCGCGACTTTCTGCTGCACGAAGAATCGGCTTGCCGTCTGCGCTTTCGAAAACCCATTCATTTTTGTTGTAGTTCTTTTTCGGAAACTTGATCCGCATCGTTGTCATACGTCCCTTCGCCAGCGCGATTCGTCTATTTAGAAATTCAGCACTTCGCTTGACGATGTCAGGGTTTGCGTATTCGATGCCGTGCATCAGTTCGTGGACGATCGTGCGTGCTGTCGTGTTCGTTCTGACTTCGATCTTCCCGACTTTTTCGTCGAACTTACGTGCGCGCCATGCAGATGTGTCAGGTCTAAAATTCGCGCGTGTCTTCGATACACCCACATCGATTTCTCTGAATCGCACAGTGTTCTGTTTCGACATGCGATCAAGAAAGTCTTTCGAATCATTCAGCATCTTCCTGAACTTCGGCGTCAGCTTCTTGTTGCCTGTTCGAAGCGGCGTCTTGACGTTCTTCCAGTCACCGACATCTGCTTCATCAAGACCTTCGAACAAGACGTCGTGAAGCGCGCGCTGCGCATCATCAAGATTTCTTTCTGCTGCGATGATCTTGTCTCTGCTGTTGTTGAATTCGTCGGCGTAGTCGTTCCATATCTTGTCACGACGCTGTGCAAGACGTGCGCGTTGTTCGCCAGTCAAATTCACGTCATTCATCTGTTCTGTGATCCTGCGTCGTTCTGCATTGATTATTGTCTCTTTTTTGTCAACAGCATCGAACGCGTCTTCCGAAATTCGCAGCTTCGTCTTCGCTTCTTTCACTTTCTTCGCGACGACAGATTCAGAATCAAGCACCTTCTTGTGAATGTCGTCGACTTGTTTCGCGACTGCGTGCTGACGTTGAAGCGCGATCTGATCTTCAGTCAGTTCTTCTGCGATGTCGCCGACTGATTCGATTGTTCCAGCACCTGACGACGGCTTCGGCACAGGCTTCGGCTTCGGGCGCGTCTTCGGAACTTCAACGCCGCCAAGATATTCTTTCACGCGCGGAAGTTCAGCTTTGTCGACTGTGACGATGATCGACTTCGCATCAAGATCATTGATCAGCACAGACGTTCTGTGTCGACCGTTCGTGAAGTCGACGATGCCTTTGCTATCTACACCGATGATCGGTGTTTCGATCGGTGTGTTCGGGTTCTGTTCAAGCCAGTCTTTGAACCATTCTTTGCGAGACTTTTTGATAGGTTTGCCGTTCGCATCGCGAACGATGTTCCCTGCTGCATCTTTTCCGAAAGACAATATGCCGTCGTCTGCTGCGCCGATATACGATCCACTGTTTCGCTGCCAGTTCGCATCAAGTGCTTTCGAATCGACTGACACTTGAACAAGATCACGTGACGCGTTCGACTGCTTGTCAGGCATGTAGTCACGACCGTCGACACGATCGACAGGACGCCCGTCATCGAACGGCTGACGCGGCACTGCTGGCTGCGCGACACGCGGCGCACTGATCGACGGATTCGGCGGCGGCGTGACTGCTGGCGTCGGTCGCTGCGGCGGCGGCGTGCGCTGCGGCAATTCTTCACGCGGTTCACGAAAGCGCGACGACACGATCGTTCCCGTGTGATTCGGATGAAACGTAAGCTGACCCGCATCTTCGATCGGCACGTCTTGAATGTTGCAAGTCGGCACGCCCTTGTAGACGGGCGAATTCTTTTCGATCGCACGACATCCGACGACACTGATGTGCGTGACGATGTCTTGCGATTGCAGCGTCATGATCGTTGCGCGATCTGCTGCGCGTCCCATTTCAGTTCGTGCGATCGTCGGAATGCGATTCATCGCGATCTGTGGCATTCGCTTGCGCAGTCGACTGACTGTTTCGACGATCGTCAGTCTGTCATCGATAGCGCGCTGAATTTCTCGCTGAAGACGCGTGCGTGTCGTGTTGCTGATACCTGTGACTTGATTCGCGATGTATCCAGACTTCGGCTTCAGTCGTCTGATTTCAGTCTTCGACGGGCGTCTACCGTAAAACATCGACGTGACTTCGTCTTGCAGACCTGTCGTAATATTTTCGACAACGGGCGTCACAGAGACTGTCGCTTCGATTCCTAGTTCACGAAGCGCGCGATCGATTGCTTGGCCCCACAGCGCAGTGTCGCCCATTGGATTGACGTTCACTGTAGCTTTCGCGTCTTTGCCACCACGTCGACGATGCGCATTCATCGCATCGCGTTCGATGCTGTTCATCATGTTTTCGAATAAGCGCTTCCAGATGCGCTTGTATGCGCGAATGCCGCTATTCTTCCAGCGTGATTGTGCTGACGTAAGATCACGAAGAAGCCGCAGTCCTGCTGCTGTCTTGAAGTTCTCGCTGTTCCAACCCTCAGGCGGATAGTATCGAGGCACGCGCGCCATGTGCAGACATTACCATGAACCGCTAGTTGTTTCCAGCGGCTTGTTGGTGATCGTGATCGTCGTGATACTGAATTCTGTCGCGCAGAGGGTGAAACTCCGTATCTTCGAAGCGACGAAAGTCTTTGTGCGTGAAGACGCCTTCTTCTCTGACTCTTGATATGAACTGATCGTGTTCTGCTACATCGTCCTTGACCCTATCAGTGACCAGATCGTTCTGCTTGTCCCCGCTTTCCATTGCGAACAAGATCATGCCTGCGACGATGATTGATGCCGTGAAAAACAAGCCCGTCATCGTCAGAACTGCGCCCACTCCCCATGTTACATAAGAGACAGGAATCATTCCCTTTGTCGCTTCACCGCCAGCGTTACGTGCAAGAAGACGATCAAGCTTTTCACTCTGCGCCTGCTGACCAGTGGTCAATATGTTGACGTTTTGTTGAACTCCGTTCGTCACGACTGACAGTTCGCCCACAGACTTGTTCAGCGACTTCACGTCATGTTCTAGGTCACCGACTCGCTTCCCAAGCTGAACGGTAGTCATCTTCGTTTCTGATTGTTGTTCAGTCGGCATAGTATTGCGCAGTGCGTCGTTGGTGTGTGTGTATCAAGATCGATGCGAGTCTCGCTGTCATGACGCTCGCTGAACGAAGTTCTGCTTCTATTCGACAAGTCCTCTTCTCTTTGCCTCTGCTTTCCAGTAGCGCAAGCCAGCCTTGCCTCCCCATAGTTGAGCGGCTGCGAATGCTGCGCTGCCTTTCTCTTCATCTAGGAATCTTTCATTTCTTCCCCACCAACGATTTGCTTTCGCAGTCCACTGATCAGTCGGCATCGCTCCCGAAATGAAGTCTTTTGCCATTCTGATGGTGATTGGTTCTATGCCGTCTCCTGTTTCGCCGTCTTCGTGTCTTTTGACACCGTCACGATAGGAAGAAATTGCGTCTTTCGGAGGCTTTCTGCGCTTGACTTCATCTTCGTGATCTTTCTGGTCTTCAGTAGTTTTCCAAACGTCACAATAGTATCCACCTTCTACGTATTCGTTCCAGTATTCGCATCTTGCTCTGCCATCAGTAGCGACATCGTCTTCGTTGAAGAAGATACAGTTGCCACATGCACGCCCTTCAGGAACGTCGTCGTTTGTTGCAGGACGATAACCGTCTGGAAGTTCTTTGTCTTCATCTTCTTCGTCGTGATAATATTTTGAAGACTGTGGATGACCTTCAGGAAGCAGATCAGTATCGTGTTTTCCGCTTCTGAATCTTCCGTTTCGTAGTGCGTATAGAAACGAATTCACTCTTGCGTATGCCCACTGCTCTGCTGATGAGACAGTGGGTCTGACCGATCCGGGATTCGTGTTGTATGCTCCGATTCCTCTTTCAAATACTGCGATAAGATTACGAAGAGTGGTTCTCTTTGTCTTATCGTCGCCTACTTTTTCGTTGTGATCTTCGACTTTCTTTTTGAGTCCAGCACGAACAGCAGACGTCACCTCCTTGTCTTCGTGATCGTAGTGTTTCAGATTCTCTGTCAGTGCTTTGTGTGCGTCGTCATCATGAGTGATGCAAGAATGTCCGCGTGTTTCGTAATCTGCCGCAACTGGAAGACCCGCTTGAATCATTCTCAACTCTACTTCATCAGGTGGGACAATCCCAGCAGAGTCGAGCGGCATTCTGTTCTGATCGACAAAATATTGATCAAGCATCGGATCAGCTACACTCTGAAGTCCCATTCGTTGACGAATTTCGTTCATCGTCATCCCGCCGTTCTTGATCAGTCCTTCGTAATCTTTCCAGACTTGTTCGACGTCGATCAGTCCTGATAGTTCGTATGCGATAGTCTGTCGTTCATCGAACAGCTTCACGAATTCGTCTTGTCCATTTAGCTTTCCGACAAGAACATCAAGCATTGGAACGATTTCGAATCGTCTGAAATTGATCTCATCTTGTCGCGCTGTCGCGTAGTTCGCAGCTTTTTGAATCCCGGCGATTGAAAGCGGGATTCCATGATTCGTGAAGATTTGTTCGATCGTCCATTTTTCGTTTTCGATCGATGACATTTCTTGCTGCGTTAATCCAAGCCTAGTGTATTCCCATTCTCCTGTGACGAACGCAGTCTTGCCAGCGTTCTGACGTCCTCCGTATTCAATCTGCCACCAGTCTTTCACCTTTCCCCATTCATCTTCTCCCATGTCATCAAGCGTCGCTGGCGTTTCTTCGCTGCCCTTGTATGTCATGATGCCCGAAGGCATCGCGCCGTGTTTCAAGAATGCTTCTTCGTAACTTCCACGATTGATGAAGTTGTTGAACAGCGTCTGCGACGGTTCGATGTCGCCCATTCCGAAATGCAGATTCGTCGGATGCGGTCGCTTGAAGTGAATGATTTCTTCAGGCGAAAATTCAAGTTCTTCGCCATTTATCTTGTATAGATACTTCGAAACTTTCTCTGTGCGATGCGGAACGACTTTCACAAGATGCGGAAGCAGCGGATAGATTGCACGCGGACGATTGTCGCCGTCAAGTTCGTCTTTGAGCCAGTAGGCGTTGCCTGTCAGCTTCATGTGATAAATCCACATGTAGAGAATTTCTTCCCACGAATCAAAGCGATTCGGAGTTTCAATTATTCTATTTAAGGGAGTGCCAGTGATTGGATCGTCTGCATCTTCGCTGATCACTTTGAATTTTGTCGACAAAAATATATTCGCTGTAAGATGACAAGCGCGAAACGTCGCCCATACGTTTTTACATCCAGCTTGCAGGAACGAATTGTAGTCAGTGAACTTGTGAATTGGGACACCGACGCGCTGTTCAATGAATTCACGTTCTTTCGTGACTGCTTGCACAGCAGCACGTCCGCGCAATGGGCCTTTCGTATCAAGTTTCAGAAGCTTCATGATGTCGACGTTCGTCGAACCATTCTGCCACGTTTACTTCTTCTGTCCAGTGTCGATTGCTTTTGAAACTTTTTTCAAACGACGTCTTGATGCTGTGCTGAATCGATGAAGCAGAAGCCAACCGTAGGGACCACTTGCGATCATCAGTATCACTTCTGTGCGCGTCCTCAACTTCACGTCACTGCGAAGATACGCACGCACGACAAACACGCCCACGATGAAGTGAAGCGTGAATGCCGTGGTCAGCGCAGTGCAGTTGACTAGCATCACGATTTTTCGTCAGCACTGACACTGTTGTCGTCTGCTGTTTCTTTCAAAAACGTCTTCGGAGGTTTTCTGCGTGCTGTCGCTGACTTGTTGCCAGACGCAGTCTTTTTCTTAACACGACGCCGTGTCTTTGACGACGCGCTGTCTTCGTCAATCTTTGAAGAGTCGTCATCAAGTGCGTTCGACTTGAAGCGATCTATCGTGTCGCGCAGTAGATCAGACTCTGTCGTCAGTGAAGCAAGTTCGTTCTGTGCTTCTTCGATTTCTTCACGCAATATCTGCTTTCGCTTTTCGACTGCGCCGAGACGCTTTGTCGCGTCTTCGATGATGCTGAACATCTTCTTGCTATATTGCGATCTGATCGGCGCACGCACTGCCGCTTCGACAGTGATTTGCGCAGCCAAATGAATATTTCCAGCATCTTCGACTTGATCGCTCTTTTGCTCCATTTGAATAGGGTTCAAGATCAGACATTCGGGCGTGCTGATGACGCTGTCGCCTGTTTCTGGACACGCGAACATTGAATTGCCATCGTCTGCACGTGTCAGAGTGACATTTGAATGTGCCTTACCGCAAGCAGGACACGCTGAACTGAAGCTGCCTTGAAACGGCAACGAAGTGTCGGCAGATTCATCGCTCTTTTCGATCACATCATCAGCAGCTTTCTTTTTTCTTTCAAGACGCAGAAACGCCGGAATGTCATCGTCATCATTTGCATCCCTTAGAGGAGCAGACGTGAAACGTCCTTTTGTGTCTGTGTTGTCTTCGTTTGATTTACTCACAATTTTCATTGGGTTGTTGTTGTTGTTGTTGTTGTTGTTCACTTCATTCACGAAGCATGACCTTTCGTTCATCAAGAATGACTACGTCGTCATGTCTGTCGACACGCATGTGTGTTCCGACGTGAAGTGAAACGAAGACGCGATCGCCTTCTTTGATGTCTTCGCACTCATCGCTGACAGCGACACACACTCCCCACACGTTCGTTGCTTGTGAAACTTCGGGCAAGTGAATGCCGCTTGTCGTTTCAGTTTCCCGATTGTCCATCTTGACGATGATGTTTCGATTGATCGGCTTGATCGTTTTTGCTTTTGATATGTTCATAATTTGAAAGCGTGTTGAAAGATTTGATATTTCGAAATGATTGCTGACAGATAGTCAATCGACAAGTCGTTGATGTTTTGAAGCCAGCCGCCGCCTTCGGCTTCGATTCGAAGCGTGAAAAGAAATTCTGTCGCGTTCAACGAACCAATACATCGAAGTGTTGATTGAAACGTCGCAATCAGTCGTTCGAACTGATCGACAGAGTAGATATTTTCTTCGTGCAGTCTGTAGACTGCACCATCAAGTGCTGCGTCATACATGCTGTCGTAGTTGTCAGTGCAGCAGCATTCGACGATCATCGAACAGCCTTCAAATGTCGGCACGTCATCAAGCGGAGGCGATGTGTGAATCAGATCAACGAATGACTGCACTTCGACGCTGTTTTTGTATTTAAGCGACGCAGCACGCTGCGACGCATTCATGTCATTGTGTTTTTTGACAGGATTCATTTCTTCTTCGCTTTCGAAAGATAAGCGCAGCAAGAAAGCGATGCAAAAGAAAAAGCACGCATCTTTCGACGCGTGCTTCTTCAGCGATCTGTGCTGTCGATCAGTCAGGCATGTTCGAATTACGCAGCGAACACTTCTGCGGGAAACATCCAAGTGAACTGCTGATGACTGACTTTGCAGTCGTCGATGTAGCCAGTCAGCCGCCAGTGATCGACTTGCGTGTCGTTTCTGAAGCATGTCAGAAAGCCGCTTGCGCCGTCTTCGCATTCGAACGCGATCTGATTGCTGCTGACTTGCAGTGTTGCGCGCCCTTCAGCTTCTTCGTGCTGAAGATGATCGAACAGATTGAAACCCTGTTCGCGTGTGATCTTCTTGCGTGTGTCTTTCATGATGATGTGATGTGTGTTGATGTTTGAAAATTGTTTCAAGCGCGATCACTTGAAGAAGATCGTCCAGCCGCCGTCGAACGGGTTCGGAGTGATGACGAAAGTTTCGAACGTCACGCCGCCGATGTATTCGTCGCCTTTCAGAAGACGCTTGCAGATGCCTGCTGCGACTGCTGCTGACTTGTAGTTCTTCGCGTCGCACTGATAGCCGTTCGCAGGGTAATACGCGATGCGATCGTCGTCGTCGCTGAAGTAGCGTTCGAACTTGATGAATTCACTGTCAGCGGACAACGTCGCAGTCGCGTCGACTTGCTTGCACGCTTCAAGCACTTCAGCGCGAAGCTGATCAAGTTCTTCTTTCGTAGCAGTGTTTGTTTCGTAGACTGCGCGAAACTTGTTCTGTGCTTCGTCGCGTGCTGTGATTGCTTCTTGATGTGTCATGATGTTCAGCGACTCGACTTCGACTTCTTCGACGTTGCAGTAACTGTGCTGGATTTCGCCTTCGCACTCGCCTGCTTCTTCTTCGATCAGCTTGTCGGCTTCGTCGCTAGTGTTGCAGTAGCCAAGCGCATACTGATAAGTGTCGCCTTCCCAAGTTCTGACAGTGACGATCGGGAGGAATTTCTGAACTGTGATTTTTTTCATTTTGATGTGATGTTTGATTTGATGTTCTGCGCTGTTCTCGCGCTGTGTGAACATAGTCGCAGATTTTTGTTCTGCTGCAAGCATAAATCTTCATGTTCGTCAAAGTATTTTTGTATGTCTTTTTTGTTCCATGTTTTAACGAACAAACGAACAAGACGAACACGACATCACGCGTGCTTCGGCACTGCCTTCTTCGTAAGCATTTCGCGTGCGATCGACACAGCGTCGATCATGTCATCGTGATCGCCGTCAGGGAACGACTGAAGCTGATCGATGAAGTCTTTGTTCCATGCGCCGCGCACGATGTAGACGCGACCGTCGTCGATCCAGTTCATCCACGGCAGCGCACGCGTCAGCTTGTCGATGTTCTTCGGCGGGTTCTTCTTGCGCACACGACAGAAGCCGCGCAGACATTCACGCACTTCGCTGAATCCGATCGTGAATCCGCTGACGCCTTCGACGCCGATCTGAAGCACAGCGTTGTCTTCGAATGCTTCTTCTTCAGTCAGCAAGTCTTCAGGCTTGATACGTGCAACGTGCTTCAGTCGATTATGCTGATTCTGATCAAGATCACCTTCACAGATGCCACGATCACGCAGCGCGATCTTGATGATCTGGTGCTTCAGCTTCGGCCACGACAGACGCTTGTTGAACATGTCGCTGATGTAAAACGATTTAGACTCTGCGTGCCATGCGCATCGTGCGCCTGCTGACGGATCGTTCTGCGTCTTCTCTGTTGTCGCCAAGTCCCACCCGCGCGCCCACTGCAATCCAGTCACAGGCATATCATCTGCGTCGATGTAGTTCAAGCGCGACAGATCGACTTGATCAGCAGACTGCGCTTGTGGTCTACCTTGAAAAAGACTGTTCCATTCGTATGTCGGCATCGACGCGCGCTTGCCGTTCAAGAATGCGACGTCACGACCAAGCTTCGGACACAGCGCGTCGCCGTGCGATCTGCCAAGCGGGTCGCTTTCTTCATCATCACACATCGCAGGAAAATTCATGTGTTCATACAGTTCAGCGACTTCGCCAGAAGCTTCGACGTCTTTCACATATTCGTCGCTGTGCAGATAGCCGCACAAGTCTTCAGGATGCCAGCGAGTGCCAAGAAGCCAGACGACTGCATTCGGCGACAGACGTTGAAGACAGTCAGACAAGAACCAGCGTCGCACTTTCGCACGTTGCGTTCTTCGTTCGACTGCTTCACGGTTCGGATACAGGTCATCTCCGATGAACCAATCGACGCGTCGACCGACAAGTGATTTTCC